CATTTTATTATCTTTTGGCATTATCCCTATCCTTTCTTATCATAAAATTCAAATGATTATGTTCCATCGGTTGTACAGAGTTAAGTTCTTTAATGTACAAATTCATCTTTTCTCTTTCTTCCAATAACTTCATCTTGTTAAACCGCTTCTTTTCTTCTTCAATCTCTTCCAATGTCTGATCACCAAGAATCAAATTTCCAGATGGTGGATCAGTTATCAGTAGCATTTCGTTAATCATGTTTACCTCCCTAAATTTCATCCTCTTTTCCTATAGAAGAATTTACAACACTCTCCATCTTCATGAAGAGTGCCCATTCATCCTTGACATAGACCTTATATTTAGAAATGTTACTTAGAAAATCTCTAAGCTTTTCTTGCTCATCCTTAGATAATATTACATATTTCTTAACAAGTAAATATAGAAAGGAATAGGGATCAATCTTTCCTTTGATGAAGTCATTGGCACAAGAGGTTGAAAACTCATCTTTTTGTTTACAATATTCCATAACAGAAGAAAGCTCTCTTTCCTTGATAGCTTCTTTGATAAATTTGAAGCTCTTCAAAATTTCTCTTTTGTTCCCTTCACATTGAAACTTTTGAATCTTATCAAGATGAATATATTGTTTAATAATCTTATCATTGAGAAAGTTAGCATAGGTAAAGTTTGGAAAAAGTTTAAACCCAGCCTGAAGATATTTAATCGGATCTATGTTATTCCATTTGGTGTTTAGATAACCAACTAGAGTTTTGATCTTATCATAGTTGGCTTGATTTGACTGCCTAAGCTTCTCTAAGGATAGATCTGGATCCTTGGGTAATCGATAAGGTCTATTATTTGAAATTCCTTTCTGTTTCAAGTACTCTAAGTAGAGTGTTTCCATTGTAATCATAAAATCTCCTAAGTTATTATAATTATTAAATATTTAAAAATTCAATAAAAACATGAGTAAATATACACGATTTTTCATGAGTTTTTCAAGAAATCTTCTAAGTAGCTAATATAATTAACTTTATTGAATATCTGAAGTATTTCTAAGTTATTGAAATAATTACATATTTTAAAATCATGCTTCGAAATGAATTTTTAAGATGATTCTACTATATCATGAAAAAATAAAATGTAAATTAACAAACTTTGTTTACAATTTGTTTGAGATTTTTTATAAATAGATTTTATACAAAAGAGTTTGGACTCAATGATTGGCTAATAGCCTGTTATTGGGCGCTTGATCCAGAGTGTATCAAGTGAGGAGTGCTTCTACAGAAAATGCGTACTCCCATCATCAAGCGATGGTGAAAGATCCGCCCCTGAAATAAACAAAGGGGGATGTATGAAATTCACGAGAGTGACTTTATAGAGAATCGACTTAAGCTAGGTCCAATCCCTTCTTAAGCCAATTCTATAAATGCTCAATGGATGTTGAACCTAAAGCTATCCATTGAAGGGGCTAAAACCGACTGTACTAGTTCTCATAACGATTTTAATTTTTTCTAGTGTTCTTAGAGATTAGAATTTATTAGTGGGAAGGGAAGACCGTTTTGGAGATTGGGAGCAAGAAATTGCCCATGAAGTTCGGATCAAACTAGACCATACCCGAACTTGGCTTAATCAACCAAACAGAACGTAGGTTAAACGAAAGAAACCTCGCCGAATGCATACTGAAAGACAAGGCTTTGTATGGCCTAGTCTACGGGATGTGGTCAGCAGGAAATTGAAACGTTTATTCTTCTAGATTAATTTATCTAGGATAGATGTTTCAATTTCCTGCCGACTGCATTGATTGTTTTTTAAATTTTAAACTTTTTTATTTTATTATTTTTAAAGATTAGATTCTGTTTGAATTTTGAGATTAGATTTGAATAGCAATGTTGTCGATGTAGATTTTGGATTCTGACTTCATTTGAATGGAAAACATTTGAAATCCTGATGGAGCTTCGATTTCTTCAATTTGTTTAATTTTCTTTCTTTGGAAAAGGACATGGCTGAGATTTAGATTTTTAGCTTCTATTAGAGATTTATTAATAAGCATTAGTTTGACATCATGAGAGACTTGAATGTAGCTTCCATCTTCAAGAGTTATTTTGATTAGTGAATTTTCTTTGACTTCATTGATTGAGATAACTGGAGAAAATCCATTAACCGTTAGAATTTCAAGATATCTTTTATTAATCTTCTTATTGTCAAGAGCACTCTTTAAAACATCAACTCTAATTTTACTTAATTGATTTTTTCCAGTTTTTACAGTTACAATAGATCCTCTATGAACAGAACAATTTTCCATGAGTATAATTCCTTTTGGTTTTGAATTATAGTTATTTATTAGACCCTATCAACTAGATTCTTCAATATAGTAATCATCATCAATATCTGAAAGAATTCCTCATACATCCTCGTCCTCTTCTTTATTCTTAAACATATCAACATCATCTTCGAAAAGTTCAGTATCAATAAGATAACACATCCAATATAGACCAGAAACAAGGTCATCTCCACCATCTGTACTTGAAGCAAATTTTCCATTCTTTTCAATGAATGTTGAAATTTGCTTTGCTGTTTCTCTATCCTTAACTATTAGGGAACCATCTTCAATAAGTTTTTTCATTGTGATAACAGCTTTAGTCTTTGAAGCTGATGTTGCTCTAATTCCAATTTCATTCTCTTTATTACCAGAATTGTAAAGATTTGGATTTTCAAAAATTCACCAAAGATTTTGAGTAACTGTAGAACCTTCAGCATTGTTCTCTGCACCAATAACAGCATCATTATAGTAAATTGAAAGTCTGTTAATGATGGAAGAAAGTTCATATGTATCAGTAGTGTTAGACTGAAAAGTTGCAGCGTTAACTAACTTAACTGGTTTAAATGAGTCTATTCTATAAATTTGGATTGAGGCATCATGAGCACCAGATCCTTTTGAAGGGTCAACGCCAATAAGAAATTTTTCTCCTGGTCTTGGTTTATGATAAATTCTTAATCTATCATTAAGATCGGTTTCCTGGGGATCTTCAATTGTTGTGTTTATAAATTCAATTCCAGCAGTTGAAACGAGAGTATTAGAAGAACCTAAAAATTCAACTTCAAATTCCTGTTTGAATTTTGCAAGGTTGCCCATATTCTTAATCTGTTTATCTCTTCATTTTTTTGTTCTACCAGGAATCATATCCCAAGTAACTTTCATATGTTTGTATTCATTTCTTCCAGCCTCAGCTCCAGAATAGATTTCATGAAAGAGGTTGAAAACACCATTAGGTGTTGAAATGATAATAATCTTAGCTTCTTCAGAGGACGAAATAGTTGGGTATATAGATGTGTAAAACTCTCTTGCAATACCATCAGATACGAATGCTGTTTCGTCAAGTAAGAGCATTGCGGCTGCTCGCCCCCTGAAGGTGTCTTCAGTTGTTCCAGCAGTTTCGATCTTAGACCCATTTTCAAACTCAATAGATTGTTTATTATATTCAATAACTCCAGGTTTTAAATAGAAAGGAAGTTCTTCATACATAATTTTAATACGTCTAAGAAGATCTTTTGCTGAACTTGCTTTGTTTGATGCTATACCAATAAATTTATCAGAATGAAATATTGCATATCACAATGCAAATGCTCCTACTGTAGTGCTTTTGCCCGATTGCCTACAAAATAAGAAGCAAAGATATCGGTGATCTTTACACATTTTGATCATCTTCTTTTGAAAGGGATAAAGAAGATCACCTAATTTTTTTCTTCCCCCGTCAATAGTTACAATGGTGACAAAATTTAGAAAATACAAAACGTCCTCAGAGCACTTCACAAGGTCAGAAATCATCTCTGATGTGTATTCATTTTCCATTCCTGGAGTTTTTACAAATTTGTCATCATATCTAATTGACATAAAAATCCCTTTAGTTAGTTTTGTTTATTTATATTTGTATAAATAGTTTAAAACAACATTGCTAATCAATTCTTTTGGAGGAATTTAAACATGTCCGAATTCGATGCATTATTTACAGAACAGGAGAAGAAGTCTAAAAACTTTTATCAGATTTCTACTCTTCTTGAAAATACATACAAAACAATCAAGAACCACAATCCTAATTTCACACTTGATGAGGCAGTAGCCTATGCTACTGGCAGTTTAGGAAACATTTCAGATTTTTCAACTAATGGTATCTTTCATAAAATTTCAATGGGTCTAACAAAGAAAACTTGGGATAGACTTATTGCAAGAGAAATTGTTGGTGTTCAACCAATGAACGGCCCAGTTGGTCTTTATTATGCTTTAAGATACTATGCTAATTCTACTTATGGTGGTCAAGCTAATCAGGAACTGGGGTTTAATGTTGTAGATACAACTTACACAGGATCTTTATCAGCATCAGCAAGTGAAGCTTTGGGATCTAACCTAAGTGGGTATGAAGGACTTGGAATTGGAACTGGAGAGAATATTAAAGAGCTTAATATCAAACTTGAAAAGCAACAAGTTGAAGCGCAGTCAAGAAAACTAAAGGCAAGATTTTCAGAAGAACTTTTTCAAGATGTTTTTGCAATGCATGATGTTAATCTAAGAGATCAAGTTTATACTGGTATTGCCCGTGAAGTACAGACAGAAATTGACCTTGAGGTAATTGAAAAAATTAATTCTGTTGCTACACAAAAATCATTAGATTTTGCAACAGTTCTTGGAGATAATAAATCAGATAAGTACAACTCTTTTGTAGCTTATGTATTAAATCTTGCTAATGTAATTGGAAAGGCAAGTAATCATGGCAATGGTAACTTTGTAATTGCAAGTTCAAATATTTCAGGTGTAATTGAATCTACACCTCAGTTTTCTGTATCTATGATTACTGATAAACAATATGAATGAGATGATAGAGTTTGTTTTGCAGGAACTATTAATGGAATGAAGCTTTTTAGAAATATTTTTTGGAATACTGATAGATACATTGTAGGATATAAAGGGGAAACAGAACTTGATGCAGGTATTTTTTATCTTCCTTATGTTTTTATGTATCTACAGTCAATGCATGAAGCATCTTTTCAAAACTCTGTAGGTGTTATGAGTAGATATGCTATTGGTGAAAACATTTTTGGAGCAGAGAAATATTATCAAAAGGTCGAAGTAAGTAATATGGATGTTTTATACACATAGGGAGGGTTAAATGAAATCATTTTATAGTTTTTTATTTGAAGAAAAAGATTCCATAGAAGATAAGATCATTGACTTCTTTAGAAAGAACCCAAATCCTTCTGATAAAATGGTTCATGAGTTTGCTAACAAAGAAGAAATAGATGAACATAAATTTGAGGAGATAATTTATAAATTGTTCTCAAACTATGTAAAGATCGGTAAAAACAGAGATAAGAAAGATAGTGATTTTGATTCAAAGGAATTAAAACTTGGTATAAAAATAGAAATGGAACACATTGATGATGAGTCTATTGCTAAAGAAATAGCAAAAGACCATCTTTCCGAATTACCAGATTACTATTCAAAATTAGTTAAAATGGAAAAGGATTAATGGAGTATCATAAAAGAGGAAAAAATAATCCATTTGATGCATATATGGCTGGAATGTCAGTATGGATCACACCAAGGCAAATAATCATACTAAGTGATTTTTTAAAAGATGCTAACATTGATAAGCTTAATGAAGTAGAAAAAGATGCTCTTTTAGATTTTAAATCGCAGATAGATTATGAAGCAGAAATAAAAAGAAAAAAGTACTTATAAACGAAAAGGGAGCTTAATTGCTCCCTTTTCTTATTCAAAAATCTTTGAAATTTTTCGAGGTTTTACTTGTGTCTCTATTAACTTGACTTCAATCTTCGGCTCAGCATTCTTAATTGAATTTGTTGAATAAAGAATCATATCTCTTCCTTTCTTATAAATAGACTATATAAACCTATTTATAATAGTTGGGGGAGTTTATGCCGTTGCCTGAACCAAAATCAAGCGAAAAAGAAAAAGAATTTATTGGAAGATGCATTTCCACCATTGCTAAAGAAAAAGATGAAAAGGGAAATCTTCGTTGAAAGGACAATGATCAACGAGTCGCTGTTTGTTATTCACAATGAGAAAAGAAGAACGAATCCGTGGTTGTAGAAAAGATAAATAAATTTTTGGATGAAACCACTGTAGCTGGTGATGTTGCTACTTATGAGAAACCTATCTCTATGGGAAAGAATTCTTACATTCAAAAGAGAGATAAGAAGTGATCATATGTTGTTGATGAAAAAGAAGTAGATTCAGATGAAGATATTGAAGAACTAAAGAAAAGAATTAAGGTGGTCAAATAATGGGATTTTTTACAGGAATAAAAGAATTTTTCTTTTCAAATGATGTTAATGAGGAACTAAAGCAATTTAAGAATGTTGGTTCTGAACCAGCTCGAAAAGAATCAGAATTTGGTGAAGGTTATGAGAATCCATTGCTTGCAAGCGCAGGACTTATTGCTCATCAGTTTTATGACAAGTATCTTTATCAAAAACTAGACACAAAAATCAAGAAGATTGAAGAGTATCGTAGAATTGCTGGTAATGCTGAAATTTCTGATGTTATTGAAGATGCTGTTATTGAATCTACTATGCCTAATGATCAAGATGAAATTTTCAAATTGGTCTTTAGAGATGAGAAGCTTGAGAAGAATAAGAATGCTGTAAAGAACATTCAAAACGAATTCAATGAGCTTATCTATAATAGACTTAGATTGAATACTAAGATTCAGAACTATATGGAAGACTATTTTGTTGATGGTGAGCTATATTTTGAAAATGTAATTGATACTAACAATGCTAAGAAAGGAATTCTTTACTGAAAGAAACTTCCTACTGAAACCATGGACTTTATCTACAACTATGAAAAGGGAATGACTGAAGCTTATATTCAATATCTTAAAGGTGGTCTAACAAGTACAATGATTAGATCCATTGAGGATGCAAGAAACAGCAAGGATATTATACTCTTTGATAAAGCCCAGATTGCTTATATGAACTATGGTAAGTTTTCTCCAGTAGATAGAACAAAAGTATTTGGTTATCTTGAAAAAGCAAGAAAACCTTTCAACCAATTGAATATGCTTGAGACTTCAGTAATCATCTATAGATTGGTAAGAGCACCAGAACGATTTGTTTTCAATATTGACGTTGGTAATATGCCAAGAGACAAGGCAATGCAGTTTGTTGAGAAGATGAAACAAAAACTTTCAACAAAGGAATCTTTCGATCCTGAAACTGGCCTTCTAAAGAAAGCAACAAATGTCATGTCAATATCAGAAAACTTTTTCTTGCCGACTTCATCATGTATTGTATTAAATACAAAAATTGACTTAATGGATGGCCGTACGCTATCTCTTGAAAATATTATTGGTGAACATAATGAAGGTAAAAAAAATTATGTATATTCAGTTGATCAAAAAACCGGAAAAATAATTCCTGGTGAAATTGAATGGGCAGGGGTTACTAGAAAGAATACTGAGATTGTTAGAGTATATTTAGATAGTGAGGATTATATTGATTGCACACCAGATCATAAATTTGTTCTAAGAGACGGAACAGAAAAAGAAGCACAGTTTTTAATAAGTGGAGATTCTTTAATGCCGTTATATAAACGGAAAATGAATGTTAAGACAAATAAATTGGATGATAAAAATGGATATGAGCAAATTTTTGATTTAGAAACTAATAGTTGGGTTTATACACATAGAGCTCAATTTACAGATGAAGAAAGGAAGGGGAATGTTGTACATCATAAAGATTTCAATAAACTTAATAATAACCCATCCAATTTAGAATTAATGGAATTTTATGAACACTGAATGTATCATTCATGTGTTATAAATGAAATGTTATGAGCAAGACCAGAACATAGAAAATTTATGTCAGAATTTAAAACTCAATGGTGAGAAGATAATGAAGACTATAAAGATGTGCTAAGTAAACAGAAAACAGAATGATGGGAAGAGCACCCCGAAAAAAGAGAAGAATTCTCTATTTCTATGGCTAACAAATGAAAAGATCCTGATTTTGTAGAAGCGGCAATGAAATGATTGACAAGCCCCAAATCTGATGAATATAAAAATAACGTTAGGGAGGGAGTTACACGATATTTTCAAACAGATAAAGGCAAACAACAAGCAAAAAATCATAGTGAAAAAGAAAGAGAAAGATGAAAAAATATGTCTAAAGAAGAGCGTGAAGAATACGCTTTAATTAGAAGTAAATCATCAATAAAATTCTGAAATTCTGAAGATGGAATTATAGTTAAAAAACAAGCAGCCAAAAAAATAACATATATTTTAACTAAGGAAATGTTTGATATTTTTATAGATATTTTTGTTAATAATAAAGAATTAAATTACTTAGAATTAACTAAGCTTCTTAAAGATGATATACGATTTTGGAGTGATTATTTTGAAAAAAATTCAAAAAAGCCAGGATTTAAAAATAATCATCTATCAAAACATATAATTAGAAGATTGATTAATAATTTTACAGAATATAAAACTTTTAACGACTTTAAAAATAATTTTAAATATAATCATAAAGTTATAAGAGTAGAAAAATTAAATTATAAACTAGATACAGGATGTTTAACTATTAAAGATCCTGGAGAGAATCATAACTTTGGACTTTCAGTAGGTGTATTCATTAAAAACTCGGGCAGAGCAAGTTCGGTTTCTACAGTAGGTGGAAATCCTTCTGGTTTTGCTGAATTAGATGACATCTACTACTTCCAAAAGAAACTATATAAGGCGCTGAAGTATCCCATCTCAAGGGTGCAGAATGCTAAAGAAGGGCGTTCTGGTGAATCTTTATTTGGCGGTGGATCAAATTTTGGGGAAATTCCAAGAGATGAAGTAAAATGGTCAGTTTTTCTTGAGAACCAACAAGATAAGTTTTGTAGAATGCTTCTTAAGACCTTTCTTATTCATCTTGAGTTTAAAGGGTTCTTAAAACAATATGGATTAGATGAATACTCTTTGGCTATCTCTATGAATTGTCCTAATTCATATAGAGATCAGATTGAACAGAAGGGAAGAGAGACAAGATTCAATAACTATAACATGCTTGTATCTAATGCGGAGTTTTCAAAATCATATCTAATGAAAAAATATCTTGATATGGATGATGATGATCTAAAAGCTAATAGCGAAGGATTCAAAATCGACAAGGAACTCTTTGGAACCGGAGAAGATGAGGATATATAAATGAAGTTTAAGATAAAACCTTTCTTTGTTGCAATAGGGGCCGTTATTGTGGCCCTTGCAACATTTCTATTACAAAGACTTTTTTCAACAGATCCAAGAGGAAATGTTAATAAGCCGTCTGATTCTATTTTAGATGACGTGTCTGAAGAATCTTATGTTCATCCAGATATCTCAAAAGAAGAGGAGGCGGCAGACTATCAAACGCAAAATATTGAAACAGTCATTAAGGATGGGGCAGAGAAGGTTGAAGCTGCAAAGAAAGATCCAAACATTAAGTCAACACAAGAAAGAATAGATTCGAATTGGGATGATCTTTAAAATGAAAAAATATGTTTTGTACCTTTTTTTAGTACTATTTTGTATTGGTTGTGCCCCAAAGCAATTTGAGCCATTTCAACCACCAGAAATAAAATTTGAAAAAACTCAAGAGTATAAACTTGATCTGTCATCTATTAAGAAGCCAGAGAAAATTGTTCCAATCTTTGTAGATGATAATTTCAAAGAGGTTTCAATAGATGATGCTAAGTTTGTTCTTCTAAGCCCAGGTGAATATGCTAAAGTTGGTGCTATTGTTCAAATGGCAGTAACTTATAAACAAATTGCTTTAGAAGAAGAAGTTTTGATTAATTTACATATAAATACTATTAATGCACTTAAAGAATATCTTGAATTGGAAAGACAAAAGTCTCTACAGTACAGAGAACTTTGAGTCAATGCTGAGAACAACTATAGGTATGAAAAATGGGAACATCAAAAAACTTCTTTCTTTTATCAGGCTGGATTGTATGTAATTAGCTTTGGTTCTTTAATAGCTTTATTTGCTTTATAAAAATGTTTTTTAATAAATAGTAATAGGAGTATGTTATGGATAGTGAAAATTTTAAAAAAGCCTTTACATCATTTGCTGAAGATGACTTTGAAACATCAAGAGAGATTCTTTCTAAAGAGCTTGATTCAACAATTAACGATTATTTTAAGAAAGAACTTGAACTAGAAAATGATGTTCTAAAAATAGAAAAACAACCGGAGGAGTAACCCGTGAAGTTAATTACGGAGACAACATATAACATTTCAACCAATAAGTCAGAAAAGAATCTCTACATTGAAGGAATTTTCTCTACTGCTGAAGAAAGAAATCGAAATGGACGAATTTATTCAAAACGAATTTTGGAAAGGGAAGTTGACAAGCTTAGAGAAAATATTGTTAACAAGTCTTCTTTAGGAGAATTAGAACATCCAGCCTCCAATACAATTACACTTGAACGAGCAGCTATTCTTATTGAGGATCTTGTTTGGGAAGGTAATCATATAATGGGAAAGGCAAAGGTTCTTTCTACACCATGTGGACAGATTGTAAAGAGTTTAATTGAAGATGGCGCTAGAATTGGTATTAGCTCTCGTGGACTTGGCACTGTAAATGAAAAGACAAATTATGTAAATGAAGATTTTAATCTAATTTGTTGGGACATCGTGAGTACCCCTTCGAATCGCGGAAGTTGAGTTTCCGGAATATTGGAAGGTGTTGATTTCGGTTCTTCAAACCAAGAAGCTTTAATCGAACAAGCTAAGAAAGAATACAAAAATAGAATCTTTCAAGTAATTGATCAGATTTCAAAAAATTTATAAGAGAGAACTATGAAACTAATTGAAAAGATTGATGAATTCTTAAATGAAAATAGCATTCCTAGAAATCCTAAAACAGATTCAATAGTAGAAAAAGGTAAAGACTGGACACTTATGAAGTCTGAGCCCTATGGTCCAAATGGCAAATACACTGACTTCTATATTATTTTTAAAGCTGGTGGATCTAGACCAACATTTGAAACTCTAAAAGATGCTAAGAAATATCTAAAAGATCAGGATTACAAATAAGTCAAAATTTATAATTTATTTTTATAAATAGTTTTATAAGGAACAATTCTTTAGGAGGAATTTATTATAATGGATATCAAAGAAATCGCTAAACTACTTGGCATCGAAGCTCTTGATGAGTCAGTAGCCAATGAAGTAGAAACTAAGCTATCTACTTTAGTTGAAAATAAAGTACAAGAAAAAGTAGAAGCTGCTGCCACTGAGAAAGCTGAAGTTCTAGCTAAGACAATGGTAGAGGAAGCTCTTGTTGAGGAAAAAGAAACTCTCAAAGAAGAGCTAGTTAAGGAATATGAAGAGAAGTTTGAAACTTACAAAGATACTCTCGCTGAAAAGTTTTCCATCTTTGTAGATGACATTCTTGCTGAAAAGCTTCAGATTCCCGAGAATATCAAAGAATTTGCTCGTAAGGGTGAACTTTATGCAGATCTAATTGAACAGTTTAAAGTTCGCCTTGGTATTGATGAAGGTTTAGTTAATGAGGAAGCTAAAGAACTTCTTGGTGAAGCTAAAGACGAAATTCTAAAACTTCGGGATGAAAAGAATGCTCTAACTGAAAAGTTTCTAAATGGTAAGTCTCTTCTTCATGAAGCCTCCATTACTCTTTATCTTTATGAGAAATGTGATGGTCTAACTGAATCACAGAAAGAAAAGGTCTTTGCTATTCTTGAAGGTGTAACTGATAAAGAAACTATCGACAAGAAGTTTGATATCATTGTTGATACACTTGAAGAAGAAGTAATTGTTGAGAAGATGGTTTCAGTTAAAGTAGTAGATCCCAAGAAGGCTGTTGCTGAACTAAAGAAAGCTGGTGTCTCTGCTAAAGCAGTATCTGAGTCTGAGGTTTCTTTTGATGTAAAAGACAAAAAGTCCGCAGTAGAATGGTTACTTAAAGATGGTGGTTGGGACAAGAAAGAACTTAAGAAATCTTATCCTGATTTAGTAGAGTCTGAAGGTGATGGAGTTGCTACTCCACCTCTAACAGAAGAAGTTAAGGAAGATACATCTTTCGTTTCTAAATACCTTAATTACATCTAAAACAAAAATAAAAAATTATAAATAGATTTATAAGGAACAATTCTTTAGGAGGAATTTAATAAAATGTCTAAAATTAATGTTAAACAGCTAGTGGAAAAGTGGAATCCACTTATCAATGAGGAAGCAGTAGTTTCCAAGATTGGTAAGATTAAAGATAATAAGATCGAAGCTATGACTGCCATTATGTTGGAGAATGAATTCAACTATCTAAAAGAGCAGAACATGGTTTCCGAAGCTTCTTATACAGATGGATCTTTCGGCACTAACTATGCAACTTCTGGTGAATTCCATAAGATTGCTATTCCCATGGTTCGCAGAACTTTCCCCAACCTCATTGCTCACGAAACCGTTGGTGTACAGCCAATGACCACTCCTGTTGGTCTAGCTTTCGCTCTTCGTTTCCGTGCTGGACAGACTTACAACTCTGCTTCCAACACAGAGCTTGGTTATAACACTGTAGATAAGGCTTACACTGGCTCCATGATTACTTCTGCTGGTGAAGTTCTTGGTTCAAGTGATAATCCCCCAGTTGGTCTAGGTATTGGTTCTGGCGATCAGATCAAGGAAGTCAATCTAACCATTGAAAAAGCTCAGATCGAAGCTAAGACCCGTAAGTTACGTAGCCGTTGGTCCCTTGAGGTTGCTCAGGATCTAAACGCTATGCATGGTCTTGATATTGAATCTGAAATGCTTGACATTTTGTCCTACGAAATTCAAGCTGAAATTGACCGTGAGATTGTAGATGCAGTTAAGGCTGCTGCTGATAACAACAGTTACTCTTATGTATCTGGCCAGAAGGGCACTCTTTCTTGGAGTTCTTCTGCTAACTTTGATGGTCGTTGGGAACACGAAAAATATCGTAACCTTTACAACTACACAGTTCGTATGTCTAACCGTATTGCTATCACAACTCGTCGAGGTGCTGGTAACTTTATCGTAGCTAATCCTACTGTATGCGCTGCTCTTGAAGGAACTTCCAGTTTTACTATTGCTCCTGTAAATGGTAATCTAAACACTGGTAATACTTCTGTAGAGATCATTGGTACACTTGATGGCCGCATGAAAGTTATCCGTGATACTTTCGCTACAGTTGATGAACTAACCATTGG